GGAAGACTCGCCCCGGATCAGGTCGGCGAAGTTCCTCATTCTACGGATCTCCCTGGTTCTTCCAAGGTAAACCCGTCCAAAGTTTCCGCCACGAGCCTGCCTGAGGCCGTGCTCGGCTGCGTAGAAGACGACCTCGACCTCGAGGCCGCCACCGCGCATCGGCGAGGCGTTCACCTCACCGACCCGGATCGACCTGTGCAGTGCGCCGGTGTCGAGCAGCGGGGGGTCGTCGTTGGTTCGGTCGGCCACGAAGGGCAGACGGTGCCGATCCCATGCGCCAAGGGGCACGAGCTCGACTTCCTGCCCATTCTCCGAGCCAGTGCTGCGCTCGAGATTCCGCTGCAACTCGACCACCATGCCATTCGCGATGGCATTGACGATCTGCTGCGCGATGGCTCGGCGCCGTGGGCTCACGAGGCTGTGTACTTCCTGCGGGGGAAGAATTCGCTGTCCGCCACCATGCCGAGGTTCCCTCGCTGAACCTGGGTGATGATCGATAGCGCCGGCATGCCGGCATCGATGTTCTCGGAGAGCGGGAACACCCGCGCTCCGTCGCGCAGATCGAGGAGCATGGCGTTCGCCTTCTCCATTCGGTCGCGGACCGCATCTCCGAACGGACCGCCACGGCGAGCCATCAGGATGCCGAGCGCGATGTCGCAGACGACGCCGATCAGGCTCCAGTTGGTCGCAGCCTGGAGGGAGTCGAGATCCGACAGCGTGTAGACGCCGCCGCGGAGGGCGAACGTCTGCACGTCGTGCGAGGCTCGCAGCAGGGCGGCCTCGATGATCTTGTTTCCAGAGTCGACGACGCCGTCCGCCTCCGCGTCGATGCCAAGCTCGGCGAGCAATCGCTCATCGACGGAGTAGATGAACTGCGTGACTGTGGCGTATGGAACAGCCATGAGTACTCCGAAAGGGGGGAGCATGGAGTTTCATCCACGCTCCCCCCCACGAAAAGAGAGAGATCATGCCGATCAGGCGCCGATGTTGCTGACCAGGATGCCGGCGAGCGGAGCGGTGAGCTCGAACGTGTGGTTGTCCACGATGCTGCCGACGGTCCGGCGGTTGCGCGGATCGTCGATGGTCTCGACCGTCATGTCCTCGTAGACGAAGTTGGTGAGGGTCGCGAAGTTGGACCCACCCTCGACGCCGACGAGCCCCTGGGGACGCGACACGAAGACGACCGTGTCGAGCGGAAGGATGTACTCGGCGGAACGAGTCGCACCCTTCGCGGTGGTGACCTTGACGGCGTCCTCGATGACGATGTCACCGATGCCGAAGAGCTGGGGAGCGAGGCCGTACCGGGAGAAGTTGCCTTCGCCCTTGAGCAGGTCGACGCCCTGCGTGTACTTGATCATCTCCCGGAGCTGCGCGGTCTGCGACAGCTTGAAGGCGGTCTTCGGGGACATGACGGCGACGATGTCCTGCATCTGGATCGCGCCGCCAGTGTTGATCATCATCTTCTCGACCGCGGTCTGGAAGAGATTCTGAACGCCGGTCGCAGTGGCGCTGTCGCTGGTGTAGACGCCGCTTGCGGTGGTCACGCCGGCAAGCGCGTCGTAGTCAGTGAACACCGTGCCGGTGGGCCAGTTTCCGGCCGTGGTCAGCGTGGTGAGCGCCCGCTGGGTGCGGAGCGTCATCAGCTGGGTGGCGCGGCTGCGAGCGTGCTGGGCCACGATGTCCCATGCGGCGACCTTGGCGGTCTCGTAGGGGATGTGGAAGCCCTTCTCGAAGCGCTTGGTCGTGAACGGCAGGAACTCGAAGTCGTTGTTCACGCCGGTCGGGCGATCCTCGCCGTACGCCCAGCGGAAGTCGTTCTCACTGACCACGCGGACGGCCTCGTCCGAGTTGATCTTGAGGAAGTAGCCGCTGGTGGTGGTGACGGGGACGAGCTTGCTGTAGCGGTTCAGCGGGAACGACTTGATGTTCCGCGTGAACTCGGTCTGGATGAGGCCGGTTGCCTCGCTGAAGGTGGGAACGAACGTGTTCAGTCCGCCACCGATTGAAACTTCTGCCATGGTTGGTTACCTCGTTGGTTGGTGTGCGGATCAGGTTGCGACGACGGCGGCGCCGAGGCGCATCGCGCGAATGATGAGGCCGTCGGCCGCAGCGGGCTCGAGGGCGACGTACCAGGCGCGGGTTGCCGCGAAGGTGGTGGTTGCAGCGGCTCCCTTGACGAAGGCGCCGGAGGTCGTCGCCATCAGGAGATCTCCAGCTGCGATGTTCGTGCTGTTGCCGTTGGCGGTGACCAGGACAATGTCTCCGTTCTGGAGATTGATGGAATCGCCGGTTTCAGCGTTGTTGACGCTGTCGAACTTGCGGGTCGAACCGTCGGTCACGCCGACGATGATGTCGGTGTTTGCAGCGGCGACGACGCCAGTGTTGCGCGCGCTGACCTTGACCGCGCGGTAGGGCAGGATGGTTCCACCTGCCACGAGTGAGGGAGTGTCGGAGAAAGAACTCATGGTCCTTGCCTTTCTTGATCAGGCGCCGCTCTTCGCGCGCGCCATGAGGGTCTTGAACTTCTCAGCATCGCCGGCGGCCTCGGCCACGAGCTTTGCAACGGTGTCACGATCGACAGTGCCAGTGGACTCGGGCTTGACGCCGGAGCGGGGAGCGGCGGCGACACGGACGTTGACCGGGTCGCGGCGGAAGTTCTCGCGCCAGAACGCCAGCTTGCGCTGGGGATTCGAGCTGGAGACGAGCTCCTCGATCATCTCGTCGCGGCAGCAGTCGACGGCGAAGCCCTCGGCCTGCATGGCGTCGAGATCACGGGAGAAGCGCTCCTTCGCGAGCTCGTTCTCGAGAGCCACGATGCGGCGCTCGAACTTCTCCTTCATGCGGGCGAACTCGGTCTTGGAGCCGGACTTGCCGTGCTTCGAGCCGAGGTTCGTGTCCTTCATGTTCTTCTTCTTGTCCTCGTCGCCGTCGTCGGCGTCCTCGGACTCGTCCTCGTCCTCATCTTCCTCGTCGCCCTTGTGGGAGTCGATGTCGATGTGGGTCTGGTTGTACATCTTGCGGTTCTCTTCCTTGAGGCGCGCGATCTCGGCGTCCTTCTCGGCGATGAGCTTGGACATCTCGTCCTTCTCATCCTTCTTCTCATCGTTGGCTGCATCAGCCATGTTCTGCTCCTTCTTTGCGGCGGCGCCGGGTACGAACACGTTGCCCACTCCAGGCGCCGCCTCGAAGCAGGAGGAGCATTCCATTGCGAAAACGATCTTCTGCCCGCTCTTCGAGAAGCGGGTGTCCGGGAGCGGACGACGCGGGGTGTCGCGCCCGAGGAGCGCGATCTCGCTCATGTGATCGTCCTGCCAGATCTCCGCGCTTCGGCGCGGGAACCGGTTGCTCGCGACGTACATGGCGAAGTCCTCGCGCGACATCTCGACATCGCCGACGACGAACGGCACGCCGTTGCGGTCCTCGAGCTGCACGTCGAGCACGGCTCCGACGGCCTCCTTCGGCTCGCTGTGGTCATCCTGCGAATGGAGGACGACGAGACGCGGGTGCTGCTTGCGCGAGATGAACTGGCGCGTGCGGTCGACGATGCGGCCGACCTTGCGGCGGTCGAACTTCTTGATCTCCTCATCGGTGCCATCGTCGATGGACGGGTCGTAGCCCGAGAACAACTCCAGTCGCTTGATAACGACCTTGTCGTCCTGCTCGATGATGTCGTGAGATCCGCTCATAACTGCATATGACGCACTATAAACAGTGACGAATCAAGCACTTTGCGCCAAAACGCTTATAAAAAGCGGACGCTTCGCGAAATACCGGCACTTTTATCTAACTGTCAGCGAAACCTGGGGTCTGGATACTGACCGCGGTCGATGTATCCCTGGCGTTCGCCGTTGTAGTTTCGCAGGCCGGCGTAGTCGATCGCGCCGGTCGCGTCGACGATCCCGAGCTCCCGCGCCCTGCGCATGGACACCGGGAACAGGCTCGCGCGGCAGTTCCGCCCGCACGGAGGCACGCACCCCTGCCGGATGATCTCCGACATGGTGTTGATGTATCCGGACACCTGCCAGTGGAATCCGTCGTGCGGGAAGTCGCCGCTCGGATTCCCTCTGGTGCGCCGATCCATCAGCTCCCTGATCTCCCAGAGCGGGAACTGCGGAGCGAATCCGCCATCGATCCCGACATCTGTAGCGGATTCGCTCCGGATCCTCGTGAGTCCCGCTTCGGCGATGCCGAGATTGAGCGCCCTGCGCGACTCGTCGAGCGCGGGGAGCACGGATCGGCGTGGGATCGTCCGCACGAGCGCCATGGCGTCGGCATCGCGCGAGAGGATCGTGTGCGCGGTGCGTGCCGTCGCGATCGGAACGTCGAACCTCGCGGCCCTCCTCGAGATCGCCGCGGGCACGCCGCGAGCGATCGGACGGAGGTTGTCGTCGTCCTCGTCGAAGAACAGCAGGAAGATCATCGCGACCATCTCGTCGCCGTGCCTGTACGCGACGGCGCGCTCGATGGGCTCGACCTGGGCGGCCGCGCGCATGGTCATGATCCTCGCGCGCTCATGGAGCACCGCCATGTCGGCGAGGGGCTCGCCCTCGCCCATGTACATGAGGCGACCGCGCGAGTACGAGGAGACGAGGGCGTCACCGACCTCGGTCGCCATCGCCTCCCAGCGGCGGCGTGAAAGACCTCGCTTCCACGCCGCCGCCATCTCCCGTTCCGATGCGGCCATCTGCCTCATTCTTCGCCCTTCTCGGCGTCGAGCCGGGCGACGATGCGGCGAGCCCACGTCCAGCCGGCGTCACCGCCCCAGCCGTTCCACGCCTGCCAGCCCTTGCCCTGATCGGCCCAGGTCTCGCCCTTCTTGTCCGACTGGTGCCGGTCGAAGTAGCGGGCCATCCGCCGCACGGTCTCCTCGGACAGGCGGGTCCGGTTCGACAGGTCGCGCGCCCGCGCGAGACCGACCGCGGTCATGCCGCGCTCGCTCTCCGGCTTCGACTCGCGCACCTCGAGGGCTCGCCGAGCGTTCGATGCGACCTTCGCCGGCGGGACGAATCCCTCGTCGTCGAACGTCTCCTTCTCGCCGACCTTCTCGTCGCGCTCGAACAGCGCGGAGTCCTGGCGCTTGACCTCCTGCCCGTCGCGGATGCCCTCGCGCACGGCGATCTGCACGGCCTGCTCCACGCTGAGACCCTGGCGGACGAGCTCGCCGGAACGGTCGCGCTGCGCCTTCGAGTCGAGGGCGTGCGGCGGGCGCTTGCTGTTCTGCGACTTGGTGA